GTATCAAAGCTCTATGCTCTGTTATGTGGCAGTATCGCAACGGGTCTATTAACATTGCAAAACTTTTACCACCACCTGCTGCACCACCGTAAAGAACATCTTTCTCACCTGCAGCTAGAAAGTCTGTCTGTGGTCCTTCGTTTGGCATAAAAGCCACATGAGAACCAGTAGTATCTAAATGTTGTTGTATAGCATCAGGAAGCTCTTTTGCTTCTGATTCTGTTATAACATTAGATGTTAAAACTTTCTCTTCTTTGTCAAGTTCTTTCTTGACTCTAGCTAAACTTCTTGTTAGCTTTTGAACTTTCTTACTTTTCTTATTAAGTTTATTCTTTGCTTGTAAAGCTAACTTAATTCCAGAAAGTTCTGAATTTTTAGGTCTACCGGGTCTAAGCCTTGGTGTACCGTCTTTCTTTAGTATATAACTCCCATCTGGGTTTGTCAAGTACTTTTTAGAATTATCTTCCATATACTTTGTCTACGTGTTTTTTCAATCCGGGTCTAGACATCTTTCTTCCTGTTTCTGCCTCTAACCAATCTACTCCAATACCTAGACTAATCTCTCCGTGAAAGACTGCTTCAGATACTTCTTTTAACACCTTTAGTTCTTCTTCTATAGGTTTAAGAAAAGAATTAGTGTCTTCATCCAGCTCATATCCAAAAGGTATAGTTGAAGAAGTCCTTGTTATATAACCATCTTTCATTTTACTTTTCTGTAAGCTCTTGTTTTTCTTGCAGTCTTCTTTGGTTGCTTACTGTGCTGCTTTCCTTTTTTAGTATCTTCTCGTTTCTTTCTAGTTGTTCTTGCGTATTCTTCTTTTGAGAGTGCCTTAATAGCCTTCTCTGGGAGATACCTTTCCCCAGTTTCTGACGATTTTTTACCACTCTTGGTACGCCATTTTTGCTTTGTCCAAGCTCTAAGACTTCTTTGTGACTTTTTTAGACTTGACATTTCTTCTTGGTTTTGCTTTTGCTTTAGCTTCTTTAGTTGTTAAACATTTTTTAAAAAGCTTTGAATAACATTTCTTTGCTTTATCCATTAGTTCTATCATAAATTCTTTAATCCTTTTCATTTTACTTATAGCCTCCACCTTTGGCTTTGTATTGTTTTGCAAGGAGCTGGGCTTTTCGAGCAGACCATTGTCCGGCTTTACCACCTTTAGTACCGGCTTTAATCGACTCGAAAAGTCTCTTACGCATAGTGGGCTTGGTATAATTACCAGCTTTATTCACGGTTGACTTACTTTTCTTCTTTGTTGGCATCTTTTTTTCCTCCGAATATTGCATCCCAGTTATCTCTATACTGCTGAGAATGCACATTAACTCTAGGTGCAGCTCCTTTGCCTCCGTGCCATGACGGACCATAAACTCTACCCTTATTCTTCTTACTAGACATAAGGACAGGTTTCTCGTTGCTACCTAGTTGAGCCATACTACCATTTAACCTTATCAGCCCAATAGGCTGCAGACATTTTGCCTTTGGCAATGTTCTTACCGTGTCTCGCTTTAAAAGACTTTCTCTTTGCTTTCATTCTGGCTGATTCACCTGCTTTAGGTTTACCAGCAGTCTCAGCACCTTTCTGACCAAATCTAATAGTCTTTATCTTATCACCTTCTTTAGCCACAACAATATGTGACTTAGTTTTGTGACCCGGAGTTCTTTTAGGTTTGTTAAAACCACTAACTCCTGCTCTTTCTAATCTACTATCTTTTTTCTTAGCCATTTAGTGTACCGTCCTTTTAGTTTTTATATCTTCATGTTGTAATTCTTGTATCTCTCCAAGAACCAACAATCCGTACTGTATTGCTATTCTATTAGCTTCAGCAACTGTATCAGCTTTAATGTATGGACCAATAGCTGCTCCATCTTCATTTACATGCTCAGTTATCCAAAGCCTAGTCATATTCAGCATCCTCTGCTTCTATGATTACTGGTGCTTTATCGGGCATAAGAAAGATACCACCACTATTCATGTTGTGATTAATATCTACTTTATCTACCTTAGAAACTCCAACCCTATCTAATAAAGTCTGTGCAGCAGCTAATTTATTATTAGCTTGTACTATAGGTCTTTTAGATTCCATTATCTCTACCACCTTAAAAGCTGCTTTAGGGGCTGAGTTAGCTAGTATCTCTTGAGTAAGTTCTAGTATCTCAGACTTTAAAGTCTTTACAACGTGATGGTAATGAGAAGAATAACCAGCAAGTTCAGCAGCTTTCTTAGCATCACCACTAGTATTTACTAGGTGTTCAAGGAAAGACTTCTGTTTATCTGTTAATTCTCTTTTGGTTGTTGTTTTATCAACACTTGGTAATATAGCCATGAATCTAGTATACACATCCATTTAGAACTTGTCAAGCTTTAAAGTTTTTTTGTGAAAGCCTTGACAAAAGTGGAATGCGTTGTTATACTAAACGTAGTGTCCCTCCCGGGTCAACATATACCTCCCACACCCTTATCAAACAATTAGCTCTCTAATAGAGAGGGATATATTGGGGGCGAAATAAATACCTTTAAAGTCTTTAAAGATTTTAGAGTTTTAGTGTCGGGGCGTTAACTAGTTCTAGTTAATGACCATTATCCTAGAAAATGTATAATCATGCTATAGATATATAGGGTAGAGGGTATGGTCTCCTGCCCACCCCCTAAATAGATTTGAGATTGCCTAAATTGGACATCTTCAAAACTCTATAACTTGAAAGGCTTCGGAGTCTTTGGGCTTTACCTGACTCTGTTCTTTTGGCACTGGTAAACCTTATCAAGACAAACCCTGAAAGCAATTTACATTCATAATCATATAATCTTTCTTGAAGTGTTTATAGCCTTCCATCTTCTACAAGACTATGCATTAGACAACCTGTAAATTGCCTTTGAAGCTTTGTCAGTCCCTTTTAACTCCTTGGGTCATCAAATCTGTACGTCAATCACTCAGCATGGACGAATCAAACCTAGACCTGAAGTTCAAGAGATGCCTTTCTCAAACATGCTCATATCAAATTGTATTTTCAAAGCACATATTATTATCCTCCAAGATGAATAGATTCCTAAACACTCTGCACTGTTAGCCTTCCAAGTAGTCAGCATCAAAATCATTAGCACTATCTTTTGTTTCTCATCATGAATCCCACTAACGATTAAAGCAAGACTAATCATTCGCACCCGACAAACTGTGAAAATCTAATGGTTTATTGATTTGCATACCTGATAACTATCATATATACCTCCTTGTTCTTCTAGTTTACAGTTCCATAAAGATTTTAAAGTGACAAATGTTTACAGTATTTCCTCGAAGACTCGGAAATCTATAAAACTTTTGTTCCCAAAACCTCACAAAACTCAAGCACTTGTAACTTGAAAACCTTTACAGATATGTTAAAATACAACAAGGAGATATTATGATACTAATCAGCTACACAAACCAAGAAACCATAAGGTTTTCATCAGTTTCTCAAGCACAAATGCTTACTCTCGATTTATTCGTAAGTGGCATCCATGCTGTGAAAGTCAGATGCACTAATGCTTCTGATACTAACCACTTGCAAGACTACATTGCAGGTATTTATAAATCCATTAATCTTAAAGGAGAATAATATGGAAAATACATTTGATATAAACATGTTTGACAAAGACAGAACTTCAAGCCCAGCTTCGTTTCGTCAATGCCAAGCGATTGGGTACAAATTTGCTAAACAAGGAGCTAAAATGAACTGGAAGCTTCAAAAGCAAATTACAGGTTGTCTTTATAGTCTTGCAAAAGATGAAAGACTTAACTTCAAGAAAGCTCATACGCTTCTTCAAGGTAAATCACTTCCAAAGGTTTATCTCGACAAGATTGACCACTACCTAAAAGAACAGGTCAGCTAAAACCTCAAAGACTCTCTCGCCTTACAAGTGAGAGAGTTTCTTTATGTCTGCATAAAACCCTGGCGTCATATGTCTTCTTGACTAAAGTCAATTCATACCTGAAGACGCTGGGATAAGACAAATCTAATCTTAATAGTGAAATTACTTTGTAATTGCTCTTTATGATGGCAGTCGACCACACCAAAGAAGTAAATAAGTTTAATTAAGTTTAAATTTAAGCTCGAGTTTTAAAGTGGGGGCAGGTGGTTGAGGGCTTTTTTAAATTTGGGCAGGTTATTGAGGGCAAATCTGTGGATAACTTATCTAAATTTATGTATATCTTATGTATATCCTGTTAATTAC